TATCAAATATCTCTTTTGTTTCATCTGCGTATTGTCTGTATTCAAGTCCGAATAGTGCATTCAAACCTGGTTCCAACTCCTTAACGAGTTGTGCTCTTGATATTGCCATGTTTATTTTCTCCTATTCAGATTAATTAAATAAAGCTGATGCTTTATCGATTAGTACAACAACATCGGAACCACCAACGGTCTGATCTTTTTGATCAGGTACATTAGCAGATCGTATTAAAGTTAGTGCGCTAGTTGCAGCTGCTGCTGTAGTAACGTCTAATCTTTCGTCTGACATTCCGCTTATTCCTGTTCCTCCATTGCTACCTGTATTGAACGTCGTTCCTACATCCGCTTGAGTCCATGCATCGTTCGCTCTGATATGATATTCCTGGTTAGGATTATCCATTACAAAAGCTGCAACGCCTGCTGAACCTGTGTTGTAGTCTGTCGTTACTGTCGTCCCATTATCAAATGAGTTCGCCCAAGTAGGTTTTGATGTTGATCCTGCTACATAAAAAGCGCCGTTAAAGACACCCACTAGTAAAGGACTTGTTGCATTCGTCCAAACTGCTCCACCTACAACACCATCATCGGTTAGTGCATATGTAGCATCTTGAATATAACCTAATTGTCCAGCAACTGCACCTGCTCCAGAATTTATAGAAACGGTGTCGCCTTTGAAAAAGGTCTTAGACACAACTGCTGAACCAGCCGTTGCACCTTCGCCTAATATCTGGTATTCGGATTGACCAGATGTTGCTGGAGTACTTCCAACAGTCATCACGGCTCTTAATCCATAACCAGCTGTACTTGTATTAGCCATAGTTATTTTCCTTTTTTTTGTACCTGCCCCGAAAGGCCTCCAGTACGTTAATTTAATTTGTTGGAACTAGAAATTACTAAATAATTATTTCTTTGTACCACCAAAAGTTACACGAGTCTGCCTCTCTTGATTGATCGGCATACTTGGGTGTTGTTCCTTCATTAAATCGTTACTAATTGCTTCATCCCGATCCATATTTTGTCTTTTAAAATATGCTTCACGAGACTGCGCGATTTCTTCAGATATCCTAGCCAACACTAGGCCTCCCACTCCGATAACTCCTGCATATTTCCCTTCGGTCATAACTGGATATTCAGTTCCAGGATATTCGTCAGCTCTCACTAACTCCCATCCTTCTCTTAGTTTACCGGCAACGTTTTTAGTGTCGTCAAAACCAAGAACTTCTGTTCTTATCCATCTGTGTCTGAACCCATGAGGCGCAGGTGGTGCATCGAGTGAATTGGGTGGAGTCCACGTAGTTTTTTTCTTTTCTTTTTCTCTCGTAGAACTCGCACGTGAAGTTTTTATTTTTTCATTTTCCATAAACTTATTGTCCTTCCGTGATGTTTAATTGTTTCGCATAGTCTTCTAGCGGCACACCTAATCTTTTAGCAATTGCTACTTGTGACGGTGAGAGTTTCACAATTTTTCTGCGTCCTGTTGTGGCTGAACGTGTGGCCGAGGCTACATTCTGAGCAGGTCTTGCTCTTTTTGTAGTATTTGATTCTATCTTATCAAATTTATGGGGGAATTCAAGTCTTATTCTTGCATCAACTTCCTCATAATATTCATCAGATTTAGGATCGAATCCTTCTTCTTCTACAAGCTTTTTATGTATATCAAAAGCCGTATAAGTCATTGCAGAGTCATTACCAAACCAACCATTTCGTGAAGCCCATTGTTCGGCTCTCGGATCAGATGGTTGTTGTGCTGGTTGTCTTTGAGGGTTAATATTTACTTCTCTTTCACGAGGAGTAACATCTTTCTCAGCAATTTTTAAAGAATTTAATCTAGCATTTTCTACAGATAACGTAGCTAACTGTTCTTGTGCTGCGATTTGTGCATTTACATCTTGAGATTCAATAGCATTTTTTAAAGCTAATTTAGCTGCTGCTAAACTAGTTGTAACTCTGCTTTCAAATTCAGATACATAAGATTTATCTAATTTAGATAATTTCCTTTCTGCTTGATCTTTTTGTTGCTTAATAGTTTGAGCATAATGGACAGCTTCTTCTCTTTGTCTTTCTGCTTCTCTCATTTTACGAGTTAACTTAGCAATACGTTTTTGAACGCCATCACTATAATCTTTTAACTCATCTTTTTCTTCAGGTTTGGCTTCTTCTTTTACTTCTTCTTTTACTTCTTCTTCAGGTACCTGTTCAACCTCTACTTTCTCTTCTACAACTTCCTCTTGTTTTACCGGTTCTCCTTTTTCATCTAAATTAATATCAGCGCCGGTCGTTTCACCAACGTCAATTAATTCTTCTGATGCTCTTATATCTTCTGGCATAGTATCCTTCCTATGTTGTTAAATTAAATGAAGAAGAGATTCAGGATCTTTAACAGTTCCTAAAACTTCATCATCGTTAAGTATACGCACTTCTCCACCTTCTATTGGTAATCTTGAACCCGCATAACGAGCAAAGATAACCCAATCTTTTAATTTACACCAAGGTTCATTAAATTTATCTTTATCCTTGTATGCTAAATCTCCCATCTTTAAAACATAACCACATGTTGTTGCGATTCTTGCTCTATCTAATGTTTCTTGGGAAAATAATATTCCACCTTTTGTTTTAGTTTTAGGGGTGAAAGGTAAGACTAAAATTCTATAACCAGAAGGTTCTGGTAGTTCATCAACAGTTTCACTTCCAATATTTTCTGGAGATAAAGGTTCTGTTTCGGGTGGTAAGTTTTTTTTCTCTTCTTCGTATTTTTCTTCAAGCGCCAGTTTAATTTTTGGTGCTTCTGTTTTTTCCGTTGTTTTTTCCGGTGATGTCGATAATGTTTCCTGGCTCATTTTTTTGCTCCTTAGGGTTTAGCAGGTTAGAGATTTCCTGTAATGTTAATTGTATGGCATGTGCCTGTCCTACTAGATACTTATATTTCTCCATGTTGTCAACCCCTCCAGCTAGGATTGAATCACCTATATGTTGTAATCTGTCTTTTAAAGCTGTTTGTATTTTACTAATTACGTTTATTTCGTCCATTATTTCTCCTCTTCCTTTAGTTACTTAAAATTTTTCCACAATCTTGGCATACAAACTTTTGTCTGTCAACCTTGCTTTTTACTTTGTTTATACATTTACATTTTTTACCAAAGATTTTATGTACAAGTTTAGTATATATAGTTCTAACAATTTCTATTGGCCAATTTAATATTTTTTTTATCATGCTTTTCTTTTTGCAGCCATCTTTTTAAAAGTTTTAGCTAAAGCTTTCGCTCTACCTGTACAGCCCGGCTTAGTTATAGGTGTACACTTTCCTTTAGTACCCCTACTCTTAATAGACTTATTGGCAGCTTGAATCCAGTTATTAGCCATTAAGATTTATTTGTGAGTGCTCTACCATAACCGCCTTTAGCAATTCCACAACCTTTAACCTTACCACCATGTGCATAACCTTTAACCTTACCACCAGCTTTATAACCTCTTTTAATTTCACCAACGACTCTTCTTTTTTCTGCTCGTCTATTTGGATTCATTTTTTCAGAATCAATTCTTCCTACTTCTTCTAATAAATTATCTCTTCCCGAGTTCATTATTTACTTGATCCTCTAGATTCGTCTCTTCTAGATTTAAAGCTTTGTGTCTTTGTAGACTCTTTGCCATCTCTTTCACCTAAAGATTCGTCAAGTCTATCATTAGCTCCTTGTTTTGTAGAACTTCCAGATTTCGCGTATGGAAATCTAACATTTGATCTTACGCCATTTTGTCTCATAATATTTTCTCCTTGTTACTTTCCTTTTATCAGATGTGTTGCCTTAAGTCCATAGACAGATGCAATTACTCCAACAAAAATTGTTTGGTACCATAATGGTAAATTTCCAAAGTGTAGAAAGAATAACTCCATTTTCTCCATATGTACAGGATTATCTGACCAAACAGACCATCCCAACATTACGATCGGGACCGAAAGTAAAAGCAAAATAAATTCGTCTTTCCAGTCTGATTGTCTAGATTCTAAAAGTTTACCCTGGTAAGCTTCCTCACCGCTGGCCATTTTAGATGCGTGCATTAACTGAGCATCAGACATAGCCATTTTTGTTTTCTGTTTGTTAGCGTAAATTTTACTACCAGCAGAAACGGCTAATTTAATTGCCGACAACCACATGTTAGTACCAAGTAGCTATTACAGGTTTTTTATCCGCTCTCATACGTTTAGTACCTTTAACTATTACTGTTTGAGATTTAGTACCACTAGTCATTTCAACAGGTTTATTACCTGTTTGATAACCATCTGAACCAACGCCTAATTCTTTTTCAATTTTAACGTCGTCGTTCATAAATCTAGAACCTCTTTGCCAATCTTTATCCATATTTTTCTCCTTATTAATTGATTATACTAATTTTTTTTAAAATTTCTACCAAAATCGAATTTTTTACTTTGAATAGACATTTGTTGCTTTTCTAAACTAGTATCAGCTCTTAAATTTGCTAATTCTTCGTTTTGCTCTAGTTTTTCGTCGTGATGAGTGTCATTCATCATTGCTTTCATCTTATCAACATTAATTCTTTGTTGATTATAGTCATTTCTCTCTTGATCTGCTCTTGATTTAATGTCTAATTCTCTAGATTTTAGTTTAATTAATGGATCACCACCTGCTCCGCTACTAATTTTGTCTTCTTCTTTAGCATAATCCATAGTTAACTCTGCAATTAGAATAGCTTTTCTTGCTTCTATTTGATTTGTAATTTGTTGAATCCTTTGTTGCATTTGCATAGCGTTAGGATCTTGCATTGCTGCAGGATTTTGCATTAACGGTTGTAGTTGTTGTTGAATTTGTTGCATCTCTTGTAATTCTTCTACAAATTCTATTTGAACTTGTTCTTGTGCCATTAAACTAATGTGTTCTAAAATGTTTTTTTGTAAAGACGCCATAGCCATGGGGTTATTTTGAATAATGGAAATAGACATAAAACTTAAATGGGCATCGATGTGTGCTTTGTGGTCTTGTCCACCAAATGCTTGAAAAGGTTTTTGTGACATTGCTGTAATATGTTCTAAAGATGGATCCATCGGAATTGGTTTTGCCGGCGGAGGTAAAATTGCATTAACATTTTTTACTCCTAACGCATCATACATAGATCTATATGCTTGATATAAATTATGCATTTGAGGATTTGATTGCGCTAGTTGTAATTGACTTTGTGCTAAAGAAATTCTTTGTGTTTGAGAAAAGATGTTTGGATCTGCAACGGGCAGAATATCAATCTTATCATCAAAATCTGAAACTTTAATTTGTCTTGACGCTCCTGGTACATCGTATGGATAAACCGGAGGTAAATAAGTTTTAAATACATTTGCTAATAGTTTAAATTCGTTTTTCATACCCACGTATAATCTTTTGTGAATAGCGGACATTACACGAGAACCTCTTTCTAATAATGCTACTGTTGTTCCTACTGCTGCACCTTGATTCCCATCTCCAACTTGCATATCAGCAATCGATGCGAATCTTTGTCCTGCTTCAACAACGACACCCATTAATTGTAATAAAGTTTGATCCGGTCCTTTAAAAGGTAACTGCATAAACTGATCTTTAATATTTCCACCAGGAACATCTACATCTCTAAATTCTCCAGGTTGTAAAGGCTGTGCATCATCTCTCATTCTAACCCCTCTAGTTTTAAAACCAGCGGGTAAATTAGCTAAAGTTCCTGCATCCAATAATTGTCTTAAAGCAACAGTTGCTGTTCTTGATAATCCACCAATCATGTGAATTAAACCTAAACCATAAAAACCTAAACCAGGTAAAAATTTAAAATGAACAAAATAATCTTTTTTATTTTTTAAAGGATCTTGTTCTTCAAAGTTTCTTCTAATAGATAAAATTTCAGAAGTTGCTTCATCAATAGTTACTATATAAGGTAATCTAACTCCAGTAGGTTCATTATCTTCTGGATTAACATCTTCAAAACCCTCAAGATCTAAATTAACATGCATCTCTAAAATTGTGTACATATCTTCTGTACCATTTTGTTGGATACCTTCTAATTCTAATTCTTTTTGTTTTAATTGATCTTGTTGTACTGGCGGTTCTCCCAAATCAATATCTCTATAAAAACCATTGATTTGTTGTTTTCTTAAATCGTTTTGAGAAATTCTTAAGACATGAATAATTGCTTCCGCATCTTCTAATGATGTTGCCGAATAAGGTACAACTAAATCTTCAGCGGGAATAAACTTTGAAACAGCTCTTCCAAGTAAATCATCATAGTAAACTTTTTTAAATGTTGATCCTGATAATGGAAGGTAAAATAACATTTGATCAAACTCAGGTTCATATTCTTTCATCTTATCCATAATTTGATAATTCATGAAATCTTTAACTCTTTTTGATTGCTCTTCTTTCTCAACAGATAAAGTACCTAAAATTTGAGTTCTAACTGGACCATCTGCTGGTAATAATTCTTTATAGGCTTGCGCTTGAAACTGAGTTACAGCTTCTGCTAAAACTGGGTGAGTAACACTTGATGCTCCTCTAAAAGGTTCTGTTCTAGTTACATATTTAAATCCTAAAAGATTTAAACCTTCTCTGTAACTTTCAACCCATTCTTGTCTTGATTGTTTATAATCTTTATATTTTTCCATTAGCTCTGATGCTAATGAACCACTTACTTGTTTATCTAAACCTTCTGCAAGGTTATCAAAATGATCCATACCTTCTGGTACTTCTTTAGCGTTAGGGTCAAAGGCAACTTCTGCTCCACCATCTTCAGTCATATCAATCTCAACAGGACCGTCTGGGGTATCAATTACTTCTGCTTCTTGTATTTCTTCAATATCAATTTCTTCACCTAATTTATTAGGATCAATATTGGGTAATGATTTGTCTATTGTAGCCATAGGGATATTCTATCTTCCTTTAAATAATGTTTCAACACCTGCTTTGTTGTTAGCAGACCTTGGGTTATTTGTCAAACCAATGATTCCGCCATGGGCTTGTTTAGTTCTTGATGTGTTTTTAAGTATCTGTAAAATTTCATCATCCCCTTTTCCAATTTCTTGCATTTTTAAACCTTCTCTCATAGTCTGTTTTACTTCTGCAATTCTTTGGGGATTATCATCAAATAAAATCTGTTTTATTAGGTCATCTGAAATTCCAGGAAATTCTTTTCTTAATTTAGCTGCTTCAGCATTTTTAGTAAAATTTAATTCATCTAAATCAATCATACCTTGACTGATGTCAATTTCTTCAGGTACAAAACCTTGTTTAATATCATCAACACTTAAATCAAAAGATTCTAATTCATCCATTTCATCTCTTGTAATTAATCTGTTATCACCACTTGCTTCTACTTCATCAAGTTTGTTTTGTAAAAATCTTTTTCTACCTTCAGTTTTTTCACCTGCTACAGGATCTAACTTACCTGTTTTATATTGATTATACAGATATTCCATTTCAGAACTATGTTCTTTTAATATAAATTCTAATTCTTCTATAGTTTCATCTCCTGTAACAAAAGTGTTTTCAGAATCATTTAATATTTGTGCATAATAATCATAATCAATAGTACCATCTTCATTGTACTTTCCAGGTTTGCCAAAATTTTTAAATTTATCTCTAGCAATAGCTTTTTCAGGTCTATTTATATTAAAATAATCTGAGATTTCATAATTGTCAAAATATTCAGGTGTGTCTTCTACATTTTTAATAGCGTCATCACCAAATTTACTTTTAATAGCTTTTAATGCTGCTTGTAAAGCTCTGGGAATTCCACCTCTTGCAAGTTCTACTCGACCACCTGATGCAAATTTTCTTTTTTTAAGAAATTCTTCTAAATTTGTAATACCACCTGTAATTCCTTCTTGAACATCTCTACCCGTAGGTCCATATACTTCTTCTCCTTCAAATAATTCAGAAACCGCTTTACCACCGGTAGTTTCATCTGCAGTTGTTACTATCTCACCCATTGATTTTGTACCTGAATCTGCTTCGAACAATACAGTTGTACTTCCAGTGCCTTTATCTACTTCTATTAAAATATCAGCTCTATCTGGATGTTTAAAAGTAACTATTCTATCTGCTTCGCCAACTTGTGTACCTTCATCCATAACTTTTTTAATAACTGAATTAAAAAAATCCATACCCATACTTGTACCTTTAGCAATACCCTCACGAATAGGAGCAGACTTAAATACGTTTAAATATTTTGCTAATGCAGGTGTTGCAGCCAATACGCCAAGGGCTTTTATAAAACTTCGTCTATTCATCGTTATTAAATAAATTGTAAATCATTCCTTCCTCGTTTTGATAATTTTTATATGCATTATAACCTGCTAGTCCTGTTGTTAAAGCTAATCCCGGTAATCCTAAAAATCTTGAAGCTCCTGCAATCATTCTCGGACTCATTCCTAATCTTAAGGCTTTACTAAGCATTCCAGGTTTTGCTTTACCAACATTAGATAAGTTTGTGTAGTTTTTAAAATAATTACCTATACCTGTTGGTGCATCTCTAATTACACCTGCACCTCTAGATAAAGGTTCCATAAAACTTACTCCCAAAGCGGGCCCCAATGGATCCATTAAAATATCAGACATATTTTCGCCTTCTTCTAATCTTTGTTTGCCCAATAGTCCTTCGAATCCTAAAGTCATTGCCGGCGTTCCTAAAGTTGTAAGAATAGGTTTTAGTGCGCCACCAATTCCAACTGCTGATCTAAATTTACCTTTACCACCTGGCAACGGTCCCATGTCCCCAACTCCTCTACGCATTTTATAATTTCTTGGAACTTCGTTAACAGATAAAGCAACAGATGTACCAGCAAGAGTGGTCAGCGGGTTTTCTGTAGCCCATCCTAGTAATGCGTTTTGATCTGTTTTGTCTTCTGTTATAGGATTAACAAAAGATCCTATTTCTGGGTTGTATTGAACTGTTTCTGGTTTTTCAACTATTTGTGGTTGAGTTATTTCACCAGCTGTTGCTGATCCTCCACCAAATAAAGATCCTAAAGCTACTGTGCCGGCAAAAGCAGCAGCTAAAGGAACAAATCTTCCTTTTGATTTTGCAACTACTGTTGGACTAGTTCCTCTTTTAAAAAATTCTTGTAAAAGTATTTTACCTTTTTTAGAATCTACTAATCCTTCATCAACAGCTTCTTTTAAAACTTGTTCTCCTAAATTTGCTTTAATTATTACATCATCTTCACTACCAGTAAAATTATTTAATCTATTAGGAAATTCTATATCACTCATAGGTTTATCTACAAAACCCATTCCTAAACTTTTAATTATTTTTTGATCTCCTTTTAAAACTTCTAAAGTATCTACATTAATTGTAATTGGTTTAATTCTCCCACCTATTCCATCTCCAACTAATTTTCTTATATCATCATTATTTTTGTCTATTAATTTTTTTAAACTTTCCGGAATATCTTCTACATCAAATTTTGAAGCTCTTACTAATAAATTTTTTTGAGTAGTGTATAAAGGTTTTAATTGACGTTCTAAAGTTTTAACTCCTGTTTTAAATTTTGCAATTCCTTCTCTGTTTGATCTATAATAATCTGGACCTAAGTCTGTAGGAGTTAATCTTGCACCAAATCTTGATAATGCTTTAATTTGATCTATGTCTGCTCTATGTCCCATATCAATAGGATAAAACTCACTACCGTCTTTTCTAACAATAGTTTTTAACCCTAAAAATTTTTGAAGGTCTGCTTTAAAAACTCTTAAATGATCTTCATATTTTTTAGAACCCAACCCTTTTAATTTTTTACTTCTTCTTTTTGATATTTTATTTGCTATAACATTTTTAGGATCAGTAGAAGTTCTTGCTGCAACTTCTTCAGATTGTTGACCTTTTTGTAATGTTTTAATTTCTCCATCTTTAACCATATCTTGAGTTAAAGTACCGACTCTATTGCTTGCTGTATCAATAGGTAAATCGGGAAATAATTTAGTTGCTAAAGATGCTCTTGAAAGTTTTCCATAATTATCTTTTAAAAGTTTTCTTAAATCTTTATCTTTACGATATGAAACGTTAGGAGTTAGTTGAGAATAAGTTGTGTTATTTTTGTTTAATAAATGTCTTACAGTATCAATATCTGCGTCGTATGAAGAAGCAATTTTTTCCAAAGTATCTCCAGCTATAATTTTATTTTTAATAGATGCAAAATCACTTTTAGGTATTTTAGTATTAGCATCAACTTTTGCTTTTTTTGCAGCGGTTTGAAAATCTTTAGCGTCTTGTTCTGTTGCGTGAAAAGTATCAGGAGAATCTGATCTTGTATATCTCCAAGGTTTTTTAGGGTCTGTTGGATTTGCCATTTTTTTAATGGCAGGATCTATAGGACCTTTTTTAAGTAATTCTTTTGTAATCTTTTCTGTTTGTTCCAGCCAAGTATTTCTAACTGTTTTAGCTTTTGTTAACCCTTCTTTAGTAAATGGAAAATATTGTTTTTTACCGGGAACACCTGCTCTCGTTGCTCTTACAGCATATCCTTTTGTTCCGCTTGGATAGGTAAGTTCGTAAAGATAAGATTCACCTTCTATTTTTTTAAAAGTAGGTTGAGCTGGCATTATCTCCTCCTAGTGAACATTGAAGCGAGGCCACCTTCTGAATATCCTGTTCTTCCTCTGCCGGTTCTATTAGAAAAATTTGAATTAGTACCTGTGTTTTGAGAAGCAAAACCTCCTGAAGTTATACCGGCATTTGCATATACTTGTGGGTTTCTTGCCATTGCTCTAGCCGCCGTTGCAGCTTCTCTTGCTGCTTGCGCTTGTTCAGCTTCACGTTTATTTTGTGCTATTTTTTTATTTAAATTATTTATTTTATTTTGATAGGAAGTTGGGTTATTTTTCATTAATCTAGAAAACCTTTGAGGCATTGTTGTTACGTAACCTTCTAGTTTAGATAAATCTTTACCATACATTTTTCCTAAATCATTAGATCCAAAACCAGATACTAAGTTCTTACCAGCAAGTCTTCCACCTGTAATTTGACCTAAACCACTATTTGGATTTTTACCATACATACCTTGATCTTTCATAAAATCTACTTGACCTTGAAGTGTTGGATTATAATTAGAAGCTCTAGGACTAAGAGGATTTCTAGTAGCTGCCATATTCATAAGTAGATTTCCCGGTGTGGGTAGGCCTCTAAAAAAATCCATTGCACTTGAACCCATAATCCCTTCTTTAGCTTTATTAAATTTTTCTCCTATAAATTCAACTGGAGCAGAATTCATTATACCATCTTTGATTCTTCCAGGGATGGCTGCAACATCTCTTAAATCATTAGCTATCTGACCTCTAATTGTGTAAGGACTTGTTAAACCATCAACTATTTGAGCTCCGTCATCTGCTTCTAAATCTCTTCCCATAACATTAGAACGATCTATAGTGGGTGCATTCATATTAGAATTATTTGGACCTACTTGACCCATACCGCTAAACCTGTTTGCTCTTTGTCTAGCATTCATAGAATCAATAATATCTCCTGTACTCATACCTGGAAAATCTCTTTCAAGATCAGTAAGTTCAGAAGCTTGTGCTGCGCCATAACCCATAGGGTTTCCTATTGCAGAAGATGTTTGAATATTAGTTCCTGGAGCTTGATATCCTAATGTTTTTGCAAACACATCTTCAATAGTTGCTGTGTTAGGAGTTCCATAACTTCCATCATAATTTGCAGAAAAATCTTCTTTAGCATCAGCCATTGATTGAGGATCAAATCCTTCTCTAAAGCTAAATCCTCTAAACGCATCTGGAATTTCATTTATAGCTCCTAATCCATAAGCTAAAGAATCTCCTACAAAATTTCCAATTTTATTATTCATTGGACTTAAACTTTTACTTAATTCATTCATTGCAGCAGAATGTCTAAAATCAGAAGCAGTTCCTGTTGCCGTATCTCTAGGGTTGTTTTGAAAATCTATATTTTGAAGTTCTTGAATTCTATCTTTTCCAGGATAGTTAGATATATATCTATCTAAATCAAAAGGATTAACAGGATCTCTTGGTTTATTTAAAAATTGATCTAAGTAGCTTGCCATTAAACTAATCCACCATGTCTAAACATTGAAGGTTCTTTACGAGTAGAGTCGATCAATTGATCGAAGTAATTATCCCAGAATCTCATGTCATAATTAATATTACTTAATTCTAAATCTTGTTTAATAGATGTTATCCAGGCTTCAGGAGCAAATGGATTTTTAGCAGCAACTTCATTAGCTGATCTTGCAATCTGCATTACTTCATTTTCTGCAACACCTAAAATTTCTAAATCATCAATGATAGCGTTTCTAGCCTCAATGCCTTTGTTATTAATCATATCACCGACTGAATCATAACCTAAAAATTCTTCTTTAAAGAATCTAGGTCCTTTTGTATTTTTTAATTCTGTAAACTCTTCCATAAAATCTTGTTTAATAGAAGTGTCAGCTCCCATTCTATTTTGATTGACAACTAATTCTGCAGTTCTTTTTTGCTCATCACCCGGGACACGTCTTACTCCAGCAATATCTGTATTAGAAATATTTTGCTCTCTCATCGCTTTAATAAAAGTTGCCGCTTCATCTCTTGCTGCATTTTTAGTATCAAAAATTTCTCCAGGAACTCCTTTGGGCAAAGATCCTATTCCTTGTTTAATTTCATCGACTTCACCAAAAGTCATATCATCGGTAAATTTTAAACCTGGGTTTCTTTTACTTAAATCATTAGCCATTGAATATGGCGTTTTAGAATTTTGTGCTAAATCTACTAAAGGTTCAGCTATATCCATAGAAGTTACATTACTGGGTGCTTCTTTGACAAAAAAATCTTCTATAATTGCTCTATCACTAACTTGTATATCTTTACCACCACTTCTAAAATAATCTGTAACAACGTCTTGAACTTTAGCAACACCATCTCTAATAGCATTTCTATTTTTAGTTAAAACTTGTAGTAGTAATAAATTTGGTTTAGCCATCAATAATAAGTCCTGTTATGTGGTATCGAAACTGCGTCCTTTTCATCTTCAGGGTGACCAACAAATCCCCCTTGACGGAATCTCATTACCGCTTGTGTCATACTATCCACGAGATCATCATGATCTCCATAAGGAAAGGATGCACATTCTTCAATTACTTCTTCAGCGAACTTTTCATCCGGCGCCCAAATTTGTCCACTCTCGAAGAGAGGAGACACAGCGTTAACTCTAGCATGTTTATCGTTACCTTTGCTAGGTGTGTAGTTTATAACAGGAATCCCCATTTTACGCAACTCATAAGTTAAAGGTAATCCAGAAGCTTTAGCTTCCACGATCACCGTTTCTGGTTTCCAATAGTCATATTGTTCTTTAGCTTTTTTACGTAATTCTGGAAATTCGAGTCGTTCTTTTAATGCATCTAATAACATTAAATTTGGAGCGGCGTCATCGGATTCATAGAATACACCCCAAGTGGTGATTGCAGAATAATCGGCAGTTTCCTTTTTAAGAAAAGCGGTATCATAAGATTGTATAACGTGAGTTAATTTTGGAATATAATCCCGGTCCCATTTCCGCCACCATTCACGTTTGATTAGTGAGCCTTCTTCAGATGTTGGATTTTGCATCCATTGGGCGTTCCACTTACCAACAGATAGTGAAGCCTTAACCCCTTGCAATTCTTTTATATTCCAATACTCTGGCCAAACTGCTTTACCACTAGGTAAGATTGCAGGAAATTCTATAATCTCCCATTTATCAGATTTTAATTCTTTTTGAGATTTAAGTAACATCCCTGTTAAGTCTTTCATATTCCATCTAGTCATAACCAAGACAATAGCACCGCCGGGTTGTAATCTTTGACGAGGTCCTGATGTATACCATTCATAAGCTCTTTCCATTGATGTCATATTCAAAGCATCTTGCTCAGAGTGAGGATCATCTATGATTAGTAAATCCGCACCACGGCCCGTAATTGCTGAACCGACACCAGCTGCATAATATTCACCACCTTGTTCAGTTTCCCACTTGCCCGCGGCTTGTGAATCTTCTCTTAGTCTTGTTTTGAATACTTGTTTATATATGGGGTCATCCATAAGTGTTTTAGCTTTCCGTCCAAAGCGGATCGCGAGTTCCGTTGTGTGGGTCGTTTGAATAATTTTTAAATCGGGTTTACGACCAACCATCCAGGCAGGTAATAAGAAAGATGCAAACTCAGATTTTGTATGTCTAGGTGGCATATTAATAATTAGTCTTTTAATTTTACCATTTGCTATTTGGTTAAATTTGTCTGCAATTTCTTTGTGGTGCTTACCTTCAATAAATTCAGGCCAAACGTGTTTTACAAAAGAAAGAAAATCATCGTGTACTTTTGTTTTGGTTTTTTTTTCAGATAATTTTAGAGCAAGTTTAAGGAACTGCTTCTTGACGTCCGGGGGTAAACGGTTTAGTTTTTCTTGATCCATATAATTTTTTTGTAATATTTTTTCAACACCTTATTTTTCTCATTTTGATTTTATAGCACGTATATGTCTAAATCCAACCCTAAAGAGAAATATTCTGGGACCCCTTTTTTACCCGGGAGGGTGGGCCCAAAGTTCACGAGCATACAACCAGAACGTGTTGGTACCTCTATTAAGTGGGGATTGTGGGGGGATAGCTGAAAGCTATCCCCTAGTAATTGTTAGTCTAACAATACGTAGTATTGTTTGGGGAAGTTCTTTTGAAACCAAGTGATGCCCTGTCTTACTATGTCATAATCTTCAGTTAGTTCACTACCTTTAATAGTGTCATAGATTGCAACTGCAAACGCAGGCAATTTACAACTATCACTACTGAAAGGATTCATTACAGTTAGTTCCTTAGTTGGTGTATCTCCCATGAAACATTGGTCAAATGGTTTTGGTATTGCGTAGCTTGTGTTGTTATATGTTATGTTCATTCTCACTCCTATTGTTATTATGTATGGGATTATACATCAACCCCATACATTGTCAAATCTAATCTGGGCTACATGGTCTTATTGCTTTAGTTATCGTATTTTTTTCAATGTATTGTGGCTGAGTATTATCGTTCCAATGCTCTTGGTTAAATACTTGACGCCATGCATTATCCTCAGTTAATATAAGAGGGTGTTCAAGCCTACCAAAGTGGTCAACTGCTCGTTGACCATGTTCCCACCACCAATCATTCTGACAAGTCAACGTGCAGAAACTTCCATTGCCATAACTATAAGTGCTTATACTTCTGGTCTGGTTTTTTTTGTTTCCTTTTGGTCCACGTTTTCTGTCTGTTGTGTCATATGTATGACACTTTGGACCTTGGCAATATTTCATGATTCTTTGCCCTCGGTCATCTGAAACCTAGCCAAGATTTTTGCGTGGCTTTCAATTGCAATTTCTAGAGTCTTAATTCTGTCCTCTAAAAATGTAAGTTTCTGTCGTTCATATCGTTCAACTTTGTTCTGGTCATGCAGTTCAAAGTGTTCATCATTTAATTGTGTCATAGTTTTACACTCCATGAGTTCTTGGCAGTTCTATAACCCTGTGCGTCCATATCAAAATATGTCATTAGACTTGCACCTATTTTGCTTGTCCAATATCTGCATTGGCTATCCCATTTTGCCTGTCTTGTTATGTGCTTTTGATCTTTGTTAGAATAATAAGTTATTCTAAATGTTTTATTGATTTCCATTCTCACTCCTTTGTTAGTTAATGTATGGGATTATATATTAATCCCATACATAGTCAATAGCTTAATTTATATCTTTATAGGCATATTGTTCGGCTTGTCTTTCATACTCCATTCTTGCCAATATCTTCTCTTGTGTTGTTTGTTTCTTAACATTCTTCATGCCTTTAATTCTTTCAGCAAGATTTTTCGGATTGAAGATAGTTAGACCTGTTGAATTAGTTTGGACAATCTCAACGTCTTTAATATCTAAACCAAGTTCAGTTGAAAGTTCCAATGCCTCATCAAGATATTTATATCCTTTAAGACCTAGTTTAACTTCTTTCATTTGTGCTGAAATAGAATTAACCCATTGAGTATGAGCCATGACAAATGCAGACTTTTGGTTTTTCCAAAATAATAAGTCAGCATAGTTTTCTTGGGTAGTCATCAACTGTCTATCTCTACAATACTCACGACCAATCAAGTCCATAGAATATTTGCTATCCCATTCCTTTTGATAAGACGTTGCGTTATCTCTACCACTACAATTAGTGCCAAGATACTTGTCATTTGCCTCACAGATTTTTCTTTGGTAAGGATTATTGCTGTCCTTATCTGCCATTTGGATATTGATATCTGGATTGCAATTTGGTTGTGCTTTTAACTCATCTCTATAATAAGCATATCCAAAATCACTATCCTTACTTCCACTATTACTACCTGTATTAATTGAGCCATCAATTTTAAAATCAAAGTGTTCCTCAATATTTATTGGGCTACCTTTTTTCTCAAGAATATCCCCATTGTAGTTTGTTTTGTCCTCACTTCTTACACCCTCATACGCAACATGAAAGCAACTATCTGGTGCAATAGTATTTACATTTTCATACTTTTTTTGTAAATGCCATGCCATGTCAATATCGGATTGTGGATAGTTTTCTCTACCAATCTTAAACATTAAATCCCATGCCTTATCTTGATTGGGTTGCATTTGTTCTCTCAACTGATTGTATCTTTCTTTCTCAACAGTATCTTCCATTTGCAATCTCTCATCTATTTTATTTGCAATCTTATTTCTATACTCTTGATTAAGTCTTATTCTATTTTTTTTTTGTGACATTCTCACTCCTATTTGTTAGTTAATGTATATGGGAATATATATTATCTATTCTTATTGTCAAACAAAAAAAGAAAATAAATTTGCTGGGTTAGTTTAGAATTATTCTAAACTATTTTTTTATAGGGAGGGTGGGCCCGAAGGCCGCGAGCTTATAAAATAAAATAAACGCTTGACTTATGTTATGGGATAATATAGTATTATTATATTGCAAGTTATCTTAAGTTAAACTAGCTCTAGCTTCAATTGACCTCGTTCGAGTGATTTCCGGTCGGTAAATTTGTCAATCACTCGCTGGAGCTTTAGGGGAGATTAACACAGACAATCCCCTACTGATCCGGATTATTTGGTGGACCTGGGCAATAACCAAAACCCTATATTTTAAGTCGAGAGTACATTATATGTACGGAATAGTAGTTAAATACTAGTTAAGTGCTACCCGCTTAAGAAGGTCCTCCTAATGATGCTAATCCCTGCGTCCGTGTCAGCTTCGCGCTGTCCTCCGTACGACAACCTATAGCTTCGGCTGGTGTGGGATGGCCGCCAGCTGCGCTGGGTCGTTTGATCAACGAGCGCGGCTGGTGATATGAAAAAAAATAAAAAGAAAGAGAGCGAGCGAGCGAGCAAGCCCGGGAGGGTGGGAGGGTGGGCCCAAAGGGCACAAGCTTAATAAAAAAAATTTAGTACTTGACAAATATTATTATGGGATTATATAACAGTTAACCAAGGAGTGAGAAATGAGAATAAAAGAAGCAAAAGCAATTACCGGTTCGTTAACTCGAACCTCCAAAATGCCAGGCCTGAGTTACAGCCTGCCAGCGTGGGAATGCAAAACCGGATCTAAGTTAAGAAATATTAAAAATTCAGTGTGCGCGAGCTGTTATGCATTAAAAGGGAATTACACAAGATATCCAGCTATTAAAGCCGCTCAGTACGTTAGACTCGAAGCGTTGAAGGACCAGCGCTGGATTGCTGCAATGGTTGCTCAGGTGATTAGACAGAAATTTTTTAGATGGCACGACGCCGGAGATATACAGAGCATGGAGCATTTATACAAAATTTTTAGAGTGTGCGAGCTTACACCTGAGACCAGCCACTGGATGCCAACCCGTGAAGCGCAATTTTTAAAACAAGTTAAATCTGAAGAGGTTCCAAAAAATTTAATCATTAGAATGTCTTCTCACATGGTAGACCAGGCGCCAGTTAAATTTTGGCCGTGGACTTCTACCGTGACAAGCGGACAGGATGCATCCTGTCCGGCTCCTAATCAAGGTAACAGCTGCGGCGACTGCCGCCAGTGCTGGGACCGTTCAACGCCTAACGTCAGTTATGGCAAACACTAAAAAATTCAAAGCTTCACACGTGAAGAAGGCCATTAGCCCAACCCAGTCGACGGACCGGGGCGGGCGTGCGCCATTTTTTTTTAATTTAAATAAGAGAGCGAGCGAGCAAGCGAGAGAGATGGGAGGGTGGGCCCGAAGGGCACAAGCTGGCGAGCGAGCGAGCCTACGAGCGGTTCGCAAGCAGCATAGCGTTGATGTGTCCCCAGTCGTCCACGGCCAGCGGTGGGACTTCGCGGATGTCGGCGAGCAAGCCGAGGACCGATGAGCTCTGATAAAGTTTTATGGAGCTAGGGCAGCTGCCCTGGCTTAGTCCAAGAAGTATGAAATTCCGTTTTGTCATGGTTGAAGCGAACAAAATTTGATGAGGACTGAACCTACATTTTTTCTGATTTTCTTT